ATGTGGATTTGGATATGCCGATCGTGATCTCTGTGTTTTTGAGCAGGGATACGGAGGCATCATGTTTGATAGATGCGAATTCACCGGCACCATCGGTCGCTACTGGCATAGATTCGACCACCAGATCACGGGTGGCCCCTATCCACAACCTAGCAACATCAAATTCACGCACTGCATCCTTGAGGGTGGTGGCACCGCCGCTGTGTCGCACATCAAGGCCATCGCGATGCAAGATGTCACTTACGACAAGTGCTGGTTCTTCTCGACCAACGGATGCCTAGGTCCCAGTATCGATGTCTCGGCGGGAGTGCTGCGTCTCTGTCTCGTCAACCCCAGCTTTCAATCAACCGGAAACACACGCATCACCGGCACCAAGGCCATTGCTATGACCGGCAACTCGACGGTGTCGATCGTCGGCCATGCTTGGTACTTCAACTTCGATACGGTACACGCTCTGGATACCGTCCTACCGCAGTTGTACGACATGAGTAAGGCAGAGTTCTTCAACTGCAACCAGACGTTCGTCGGAACCAACGGAGCCACCTCGTTTCAGGTCAGCACCTGGTTCAACGGAATCCGCAGCGCCAGCGGCGCGAACGGAGCAGCGCAGGAGATCACCTACAACGCTAACCGTACCGGCATCTATACCGAACGATTGATGGACGGCACCACCCTCTATTACCCCGGCACGGGATTCACCAACTTCGATGTGGTGACCTCTCGACGCGCTACGGGCGTCTGGGGCACACAGATCAACACCCAGCAACTACTAGCCACCGGCTCAGGCACGAATGCCCTGCGTCCCACGACCACAGCGGCGATCAAGGGTGCTATCTACACCAATACCGACACCAAAACAATAGAGTGGACGGACGGCACCACCTGGTACTCTACTAATCCGCCAGACTTCCCGAGCTACATCACTCCATATGGTCAGAAGAACCGATACAACTCCAACACCAACTGGTACAACAAGAAGGCGACAAATACTCGTCGTATCCAGTTTGGTCTCGGTCGAGCACGAGCACTAGGGCAAGCCAACGTTCTAGTTCTCAGCGACAGCGCAGGCGCTGGGTGTAACCAGGCAATCGTGTCTCCATTCACCTACGATCGACATAATGCATGGCCAATCGCGATGGCCAAGACCTGGGCTCGTCTCGGTATCAACATCGCGGGCACGGGATGGATTCGATGTGTCGATGGACCCAGCGCCAGTGATGCCCGATGGTCAAGCACCGGCACGGTTGCCAATAGCTCAGCATTCGTGACGTTGAACGCCAACGCTGCCACCCTCACATGCACGCTGACCTCGGCAGACTTCTATTCGTTAAGCACCTATACCACTGTCGAAATCTGGTATCGGGACGACGGAACGGGAACGTGGACGGCTTCGGTTAACGGCGCTGCGTCCGGAACCGGATTCGCGTCCGTAACGAACACCAACACTGGCGCGTGGAAGAAGCTCGTCATCCCCGGAGTGACTGTCACGTCGAGTAGCGCCACTCTGGTTATCACTCGAAGCTCTAGCACGGTCAATCTCGCTTTCGCCGCCGCCAACTTTTACACGCCCGGAGCCGGGGTCGTCGTCCACAACCTATCCCAGTCCGGAGCTACTGCGTCGGGTACTGGATTCACTGCGTGGGCGGATACATCTAGCACCGGTCTTGGTGGGGTCTACAAGGACATCGGAGGTCACGTTCGTTCGGTGACAGATGCGGTGTTCACCAGCAGCAGTGCCACCGTCACTTCAGCTACGGCCAACTTCACTAACGCCGACATCGGACAGCCGCTAGCTCACGCAGCTTCTGTTGAGTATTTCCCGGACGGGACCTACATCGCCTCCGTAACCAACAGCACCACAGCAGTGATGTCACAGCCCGCAATCTCTTCGGCATCCGGTCAGATTTTGATCATTGGTCATGAGCCAGACGCTGTGATCATTTCGCTGGGTGGAAACGATCTACCCGCCGCAACTAACTCAACGGTCACCGCCGCATTCACCACACTCAAGGGACTCTTCACCAGCAGCGACGTGATCTACGTGGCCGAACATCAGAAGAATGACACCTTGATCCCCGCAGCTACTTGGGAGTCGTTCGTGGCTGCACTTTGGGCTCAGGCCGATACGGACGACGTACCGCTATTCGATTGGCGTGCCCGTGTCGGGAACTACACCAGCGCTCTAGGAAACGGTCTAATGGGAGACAACGCTGCGCACATGCTGGTCGGTGCCTACGACATCTGGGGCTCCGCAATAGCCCTCGGGTTGCGTCAATAGCAGCAGCTAAGAATAGAGATGAAGACTTTCGCACTGGTCCAGGGGGACCTTTCTCCATCCAGCGGTGGCTACCTGATGGTCGAGGGATCGGCCAAGATCAACCAGGACCTGACGCTGGCATTGAAGGAAGAGTACGGAACTGACCCCTTCCACCCGCGCTGGGGTTCGGTGCTGAAGAGCTATATCGGTCTTCCGCTTACCCCGGAGATCAAGACCAAGACCCTTACCGAGATCAACCGAGTAGTCAATAACTACATCACGATCCAGAACGCCCGCATCGTGCAGGACAACAACACCTCATCCCCCTCGCGCTACTCCACCGATGACGTGGTGCAGGGAGTGGTATCGATGTCCGCACAGCAGATCTATGACTCGCTGCTGGTCAGCGTGACCCTACAGACGGTCTCGCGTCAGCAGATCAACATCAACCAGGTGATCAGCTAACCATGGCAACTCCCAACGAGATTTCGAGCAACATCGTCAATGCTCTCTACGCATCCGATCCGGAGATCGATGCGTCCATCGGCACGCCGATCCGCAAGGTCATTGACGCGGTAGCTGAGCAGATCTCTCTGATCGGTGTCGATGGGCATCTGATCAACTACCAGTACGACATCGACTCCAAGAGCGGGGGTGACCTCGATGACTTCGTGCGCAACTTCGGCATGGAGCGACTGAAGGGTCAGTACGCCACCGGCACACTCACCTTCTCGCGCACCTCCACCACGACGACTATCCAGATCCCGGTCGGCACCCAGGTCTCGTCGCAGACCGTTCCCACGCAGACCGCACAGACGACCATCAACGCGGTCATGAACGTCGGCCAGGCCAGCGTGGATGTACCCGCCCAGATGATCTCTTCAGGTCCGGACGGCAACCTGCTCGCCAACACCCTGACCGCTCTGGCCACCAACGTGGACGGAGTTTCCTCTGTCACCAACTCCACCGCTTTCTCGGGCGGTACGGCAGACGAGACCGACGACCAGCTACGTCAGCGATTCAAGACCACAGTGTTCCGCAACCTAGCTGGCACCGATGCGATGTACCGTGCCATCGCCTTGCAGACACTCATCGACCCGACGATCTCCGGACAGTACGCGGTCACCCAGGCCAATGTCCTCGGCCCCACGACGCACTACATCGAGCAGATCCAATTCACGGGAGGCACCCCGCAGACCTCACCGTTCACCGGAGCGGCCTACATCTACTCGGGCTCCGTGACCGTCATGAACTCAAGCTTGGCCCTACTCAGTCAGTTCACCAACTACACGGTCAGCGTCAACAACTCGGTCTCCCCAGCTACCGTCACCATCACTCCGGTCAGCACCGCCGCGATGCCCGATGGCATCTATCAGGTGGAGTACGACTACGTTTCCACCGCGAGCCGCAACGACCCGTTCAACACCCGATTCAATCAGGGCCTGGTCAACACCCGAGTCGATCTCTGGGTCAACGGCGTCAACGCGCAGCAGCGCAGCCAGACCGCGATCTTCAACAACACCGTCACGTTCAACAACATCGCCAACGATCCACTACAAGCCAGCCGGTACAAGACCTACAGCGGCCTGACCCCCAACGTAGGTGATGTCTTCACCCCGCTCGCCTGGGGACCGATCCGCAGCATCTCGGTGGACGGATCTAACAACATCACGGTCGCGGGCAACACCTACACCCAGGGCACCGAATGGGATCTCGTTCATCTAGATGACGCTTTCGGCTATTCACCCACTTCACTGTGCGGTATCTGGTGGAAGGCAGCAGCCTCACCCGCCATCGCCAACAACACCGCATGGACGGTGAACTACACCCAGAACAACGTCCCTGGTCTGGTCGCGCAGAACCTCGCCAACTGGCGACTGCTAGGAACCGATGTTCAGGTGCATGCTGGCAAGCAGGCGTACTTCACGCTGAACCTCGCCGTCGTCTATCTGCCCACCTACGACGTGCCGACCGTCAACTCCAACGTCAGCACAGCGGTCAACACCTACATCAGCGGGCTGGGCTTCGATTCCGCTTTGGAGATCTCGGATCTTCTTCAAACGATCCACAACGTTCCCGGCGTGGACAACGTACGGTTCCTAACCATCGCAGAGAACTCATCGCACTACGGTCTCGAAGAAGTCACTAATACCGGCACGCTGATCACCAACCACTCCACCGGGGCACCGTACTATCGCCCGACCGACGTGTTCTTCGATGACAGAACGTATCCCGTGTTGTATACCATCAACTTCACGACCAAAGCGAGGAACACGTTTTAATGACTAGCGTCCTAAACGCTGGGGATGCTCAGTCATTCTTCGAGCGAGCTAACTCACAGAACCTCACCGCTGGTGGGGCGTTGATCAACACCCAGATCGACCCCACCCTTCCGGAGACATCGGGACTGGTCCGCGTCAGCGACCCGCTGCTCGCTGACGAGAACTTCCAAAAGATCATCCGGGCCTTCGATCCCGACCTCTACGATCTTCGCTCCACCTCCCACCTAGTTCGCTTGATCAAGGCGATGACCGGTGGCGCAGGCACGGGCGGTCTGAAGAAGCAGATCATCACCAGCCGCATGGCGAACACCTTGGCTGTCACCGCGTTCGCTGATCTTGACTCGTTCTACGGTGCGCTATTCAACTTCAACCGCAATTCCATCGAGAGCATGCCGCTGAAGAGCGACGGTACGAAGCTCAATCCCTACACCGACGTAGCACCCATCGAGGACTGGGACGATGCTCTGTCCCGCGATGCCCGCTATCGTTCGCGAGTCTTCCAGGTCGCCCGTGCCATCAATATGGGCGGCTCGATCTCCGGTATCCGTGGCGTCTGCGAAGCGCTGCTCAGCGCCGAGGTGGACATCGTTGAGTCCTGGCGCACCGTGGACATGAGCTACCAGAACACTTCGCTAGCCGCACCGACCGGTCTCACTTTCGGCAACATCGCAGCGCAGTACGGCAAGTATCAGGGGTTCTTCAAGTCCTACAACTTTGCCGAAGGCGGTCAGTACGGGGCAGGCATCTCTCCGGTTGGCAACCGTAGTGAGGTGGTGATCACCCCGCGTCGTCTGGTTTCGGACGAAGAGAAGTTCGAACTGCAAAAGGTGTTGCGCACCATCCGCCCGAGTCATACACAGATCACCATCGGCTCACGGCTGAATCAGACGACTTCTGATGTTCCTGCCCGGTCGTACTTCAGCGACTCTGAAGATTGGGACGTTGTTCCTCGCATTACCCCTGCTACTGGTCTCAACCAGCCCACCGTGCCTCTGTACGACAATGCCGGTGACTACTCCGTCGCTCGCCCCGTCTTCTCCGAGTACTCCGGTGAGGCGTGGAGCAACAACCCGAACATCGTCAAGACCTATGCCTATCGGGTAGTGGACGGACAGAGCACCGCGATCCCGTCAGTCGAGACGATCATCTACCAGGATCAGAGCAACCACATCTACGCCCCCGCAGACAGCGTGATGGACACCCGTCAGGCTCTCGGAGAACGACTCTCCGGAGATGGCGTCGTGACCGTCTACCCGTACGTAGGAATCCGGCAGACAGTAGCCAATGTCTAACCCACTATACGTTGACGCATCGCAGCTTCCCTCAACCTCGCAGGCGATCGTCCTCAACAGTGGCACCGTTGCGCAGCCCTCGAACGTCACCAAGGCCGATCGCTTCTGGGCCAGCGCCCGCGCACCGATAGGTGACAGCACCGCCGAGGTCTTGGAGATCGACTTCGCAACTGCTGGTCTGGTCAATCGCCTCGCCTTCGACTTCGTTCGCTTCCCGCAGACGATCAACGTCGAATACACCCGTGACACGGGATCGAACTGGCAACCGGTCCTCGATGCTCTCACCGGCCTACCAGTAGTCGTCTCCGTCCTCGAATCCTTCCCCTCGGTCCTACCTTCTCCCAACGCTGTCTCCGGGCACCGCCATCCGCAACACGACTACGACGGCCACTGGGTCCGCCAAGGCTTTGAGATCGCCCCAGACGAAATTCAGAAGCTCCGCTTCGTAATTACTCGAAACCCCGCTGGAAACCCGCCAGTGGACGTTACAGGGGCTCCTGTGCCTTTTTCTGTAGCGTTGCAGAACATCGAAGCTGGATATGAGATCCGGTCCAAGGACGACATCCCCCGATCGATCTTGGAAGCGGACTCCAAGCAGACCACCGAGACCTTCGCCAACTCGGTAGACCTGTTCAACTCCAACCTGGGATTCGCTCAGCGCACTCGCTACGCCAACAACCTGCTCTTCAACACCGACGACTATGCGCCCTACGTGTGGAAGTCGGAGCCGCAGCCGTTCCCGAGCGCGGTGGTCAACTTCTACGCCGATCTGCGCGATAGTGACGGCAACCCGCAGACCATCGATCGGATCTTCCTTGATCCGCTCTTCGAAGGTCCGTTCATCAACCTGTACTACTCGAACCAAACCTCAGTCGATGAGTTCGAGTCCTCACGAGTCTCACTCGACTCCACACAGGCGCTAGTCGTCAACGGGTCCATCGACCAGGTACAGCAGCGAATGAACCTCGGTACGTTCGTCAACCCGTACCAGTTGAACATCCAGGCCAAGGCCAGCATGTTCGTGGTCGGCACCACCGGCACCGAGGACCCGGCTCAGCTACCGACCGCCACCGGCACGGACGTTCAGTTCGCCAAGAGCTACGCACAGATCAGTAACTCCGCAATCTCCTTCGACGCCTCGAAGGATTGGTGGCTGGGCATGTCGTTCCTGCCCACCGGAGACCCGCTGGCCGCTACGAGCAACTTCTTCTACCCGCTGTTCTCCTGCTCGCAGTTCGAGATCGGCTACTACAACGCTATCGACTCCATCTCCGGTGTCCTCACCGCATACGCCTACCTGAAGACGGTCTACGGAGATCTCGACTCTACCCCCATCTACACGGATGGTGTGCAACCCAACATCAGCGAGATCCAACTCGTCGCCGCCTCCTACGACGGCAAGCTGCATCTCTCGGTGGCTCGTCACGGCGTCACACAGACCGTGGATATCAACGCCTCGGTTGCGTTCTCCGACGTTCTGCCGGATGTGCTCATTGTTGGTGCGGACCCGAAGCTTGAGCGATTCACCAACCCGTCGATCTCGGCCCTGATCCTCAAGCAGGAAACCTGGACCGACGACAACTTCATTGCCAATCCCACCGGCTACTCACATGTCGCACGATTCCCCACACAGACAGAGTTCGGCGGCAAGAACGCACTGGTCCGATTTGACCCGTCGCTGATCTCACTGAACGCACCGAGCGGGCTAGTGGGTGGACCGGCGTTCACATTCGAGAACCTGACGTGGACCCCCATCCCGCGTACCTACGCCATGCACCGTGGTGCGATGATCTTGCCTGCGACGAAGGCACGATTCTGGAACCTAGAGATCAGCAATCTTCGTCCGGAGATCAACGATAAGTTCGTCCCCGTCACTCGCACGGTGAAGACTTTCCCCGACGAAGTGTTGACTCAGTTCAACAACCTGGTCACCGACGTGGCTCGACAGTCGTATGACGACCTAGGCTCCAACGTACAGAGCCAGCTTGCATACACCATCAGCTACCGGGACATCCCGCTGTTCACCGGCACGGGCGCAGACACGCAGTCGTTCTCCGACACCGAGGTCTATGTCGCCCAAGATCCGAGCACCGCTGATCGGCTTCAGAACCTCGGTACGGAATGGACGTACCGCCAATGGCACCCGGACGTACGTATCCCGCGCTTCACCTCGGTCAGCCAGCACAACTACACCGAGAAGCCGTACCAGCAGACCTCCAACGTCTCGTTCTACTGCGGCCTACGCAACATCCAGTTCCAGCGCACCACCAACTCGGTGCCGCAGGATCAGGCGATCATCGAGGAAGATTTCCTGGATTCGTCCGCTCTCGATCCCAATGGCGGATGGATCATCAACGAACAGACAGGATCGTTGTCGTCGGGTGGCTCGACCTACGCACGCAGCACCTCAGTCACCATGCCGACCCAGCGTGGCGTGCGAGCGGTGCAGTTCGCCACACAGCAAAGCGATGCCAAGCAGATCAACCTCAACGGTGACTTCAGTTCCTCCACCTACGACCCGGACAACCTCACCTCGTGGAGCCGATTCGGTGACGGCAAGATGTTGGGTCTCACCGAGGTCAACAACGCCACCGACGTAGCGCTGCTCGTCTCCCGTCAGTATCAGAACGGCTTTTGGGCCGACGTGGCGATCAACTACACCGCCGACCCGGTGTTCACGTCCTTCCTCGCCGGAAGCTACGGAGCCATCACCAAGTACGACCCGGCAGGCGTCCCCCTAACCCACACCTTGGCCGGATACAGCACCACCTACGCTGATCTTTCGAAGGGCTCGCAGTTCTCTGAGTACGTCGGTGGTATCGCCTCCGAGGCAGTCCCCGTACCCAACGGTGGGCGACTGTATGCCGCTGCCCGAGTAACGACCACGGACACACTCGATCAACCACTGTGGCTGCAACTAGTGGACGCAGAGACAGGCGGCGTGCTTTCCGAACAGGAAATGAACGTCACCAAGGGACAGATCCAGCAGTGGTACACCGCCATCGACACCGGGGTGTTTCAGATCAACGGCACCCGCTGGGGCGACCTAGACAGCCTACCGACCTATCCGACCTTCAACGACACATTCGCCAGACCCGACGCGAGCAGCCTGGGCAACATGACCCCCTCCGGACAGGCATGGGTCACGGTCGGCACCTCACACCACATCGTCTCCAACAAGGCCGTCACCAACCTGACGGGTGACCGCTCCCAGTTCGACACGAAGACTCCATGGGGCAAGTGGACGATCAGCTTCCCGAACCTGCCGACCACCACGGGCAAGCTGCTCGATCTCGGCGGAATCATCCTTCAGGGCAACGGCACGCTGTACTCCACGATCACCTCTAGCAGCATCGGCACGGTTACCCTCGCCGCTGGAAACACCTATACGTTCGAGTTCATCCCGACCGCCGCTGTCTCCCCTGGTGACACCGCTATGGAGTTGCCGTACACGTTGCGCGTCTACACCAACGGCACGCTGAATTCGACGTTCAACATGGCACACTCGTTCACAACGACACGAGCGCTACTCGGTGACGCCACTCAGCAGTTCGATGATCTGATCTGGATTCCGGGAACGGCTGAGGTCGAGATCTACAACCAGATGGAGACCTTGCCGGTTCCCTCGACAAACGATCTTGTCTCGGCTGGTTCGAACATCTGGACCTGGGCACAGCCGATCTTCGGCCCGCTAGCCTCCGACAAGCCGCGTTACCGAAACTGGCTCTTCCAGGGACAGTTCACCTATGGCACCGCGCAGTACTGCAACAACATCCAGGCCCTCGCGCCGGGAGGCAGTTTTGTGGCCGCACCGACCGGACTGGCCGTCGTCGCCAACCCCGCGCCCGGATCTTCGGCACCATTGAGCACGCCGACATTCTCTGCGTATGCCTCGATGTTCGATGCACCGACCACCACTTACTTCTGGAAGGTAACTGCTGTCAATGAGGTGGGCGAGAGTACCGGTTCCACGGAAGTGAGCGCAACAGTTCAAAGCGGTGGATCGGCAACCCTCACATGGACAAAGAGTGCAGGAGCTACCAAGTACAACGTCTATCGCTCCACCACCACCGGAACCGAGACCATGATCGCCAAGCTGGGCGATGTCAGCAGTTTCGTGGACACTCTCGCTACGCCCGCCACGGTCGGCCCCATCGTGCCATCCAGCAACACCACCGCCGCCTATGGAACGGTCGCTGTGGCCGACATGATGGATCAGTACGGCACGCTCGAACTGAACGTCACCACCATGCCCTCCGGCGTCTCGAATACCGCAGTGCCGATCGCGTACCTCAACTACAACCTCGCCAGCGGCAGCATCATCACCCTCTACGGTGACGGCACGATCCGCGACCAGAACAGCAACACGCTCGCCACGATCGCCGCCTTCACCCCCACGGCTGGCCGACTGCTGATCAGATACCTGCCAGCCCAGTTGTTCTCGCCATCGTTCAAGACGACATGGGGCATCACCGGCACTGACACCCAGGCGATCGTGATCATGCAGGGTACCACGGTGAAGGCCGTCCTGCATGGCACAGCGGTATGGGACTCCACCATCCGAGGTGTCGGTGGCGCAGCGAGCGGTACGGGCGCTGGTCAGTACTCCGTCATCGAAGGACCAGGCTGGGCTCCGGAAGGAGCAATCCTCTCCACCAACCTGACCCAGGTGACTTGGCTGAACGTCACCGACAACAACACCGCACACTTCGGACTGCTGTCTGGTTTCTCTTCAGACAATGGGACGGTGCAGGTTCGACTCATCCAGAAGACACCGACCAACGACTTCTGGTTCGTGCAGGCCATCGGACTGTTCTGGGACCCGATCCTCTGGGAGTTCACCTGTGACGACGGACTGACCTGGTGGCCAGCACTGGATGTACGCAACGATCCGAACGCGGTACTTCAGTTCCCCGGCAACCTGACCAACTACGGTTACCTGAAGTGGCGGGTTACTTCGTTCTCGCCGGACATGCACATCACCCACGTGGCCATCCGTCCGTGGTACTCCGGAAGCTCTGCCTATGACGAGGTGCCTCGACCGACTCAGCTTCCGCTGGGACCGAACCTCACGCCTTCGGACTACTACGCCAGGATCGAGAACGACCCGCGCTGGGGTGGATGGAGCAAGCCTATCCCGCGTTGGTGGTGGAATGCATATAAGATCCAGAATTGATAGAATTGAAGAATGCAAAGAGTCACCAATAAGTTTGAGCCTGAGATTCTCCTTGCCATTGACGATTTCGAAAAGGAATTCGGAGACTCGGTGACCTGGGATGCCAACCTAGACTTCTACCCGGACTTGGAGAACGCCACCGCAGACAACATTCCTCTTGTCGCTACGGTGGGCATCTATCTAGAGCTTCCCGGCTCGACCGACGAGACCGTGGTGAGTGGTTCGATCTACGCTCCACCGTTCTTGGAGAGCGAGCAAGTCTACAAGGCGGTATTCGACTCGCTAGTGGCGTTGCGTGAAAAGCGCGAACGCGCCCAGTAACTTATCAGTTAACTGATCAGTGTATGTGTGTATTATTAGCTACTCTAACTATCACTTAACTGATCATCACACCTACACACCGAGCCGCTAGCTCATCAGTTCATAGATAGTAAAGTCAGCCGGTGCCGCCTTTATTCCCGGCTTGATAAACTTCCTTACCTACCTCACACTGAGTAGGTGCTTACCCCTACCGAACTCCACGTCCTCAGCTTCACCCGTCGGCTCCTAGCCCAAGAGGGAGTCCATGGCTGGTCTGTCACGTTGGACAACGCGAAACGACGCGGCGGTCAGTGCAACTACACCACTCGGACGATCTCCCTATCCCGGCCATTGATCAAGGCTCGTCCCCTCGAAGAGTCGTTGAAGACGGCTGCGCACGAGGTGGCCCATGTCCTAGCGGGGAACAAGGCCGGTCACGGCCCGGAATGGAAGAAGGTCTTCATCCGTCTCGGTGGTGACGGGGTGCGCTACTACGACTCCACCAAGGTCAACAAGGAGATCGTCGCCAAGTACCGAGCCATCTGCCCGAACAACGACGCCCACCGCTACTACAAGCACCGCCAGATCGATGACCGCATCCGGCGTTGCGCCGCCTGCCCAGATCACCCGGTGCTGTCCTACTATGAGATCGCTACCGGCAAGCCGATGCAGCGCTACCCCTACAAGCCCCGGCGCACCCGGCAGTTCAACTCGTTCTGGGACATGGTGGATCTCGCAGCCCAGCGGGGAACATCACCCGCTGACTCGCGTTGACTCTCTGGGTAATTGTCGGCACTCGCCCTAGACTGTAGGTACCCTACCGAGAGGAACTTTCTAATGCGCTGGATGGACGCGGAGGACCGCTTTGCGGAGACGCTGGACGGCTTCCAACCGCGAGAGAACCAGCGCGCCCTAGCGCTAGAGATCGAGAACGCCCTGGACTCGTTCTCCCATCTCATGGCCCAGGCCGGATGCGGTACCGGCAAGTCGTTCGCGGGCACCGTCCCAGCGATCAATCACTCGAAGAAGACCGGCAAGCCGGTGGTCTACGCCACCGCCACCAAGGCCCTCCAAGATCAGCTAGCGAACAAGGACTTGCCGTTCCTGAAGACCGTGCTGGGCGACTTCGAGTTCGCCGTGCTCAAGGGCCGCAGCAACTACGTCTGCCTACAGAAGCTGGACGAGTGGGACGACTACGCCAAGTCCGACGTGCAGAAGCTGGTGATGGCTCCGGACTTCAGCGGTGAGGTAGTGGATCTTCCTCACGGGTCCACGGTGGCCTCCCAGATCACCACCACCTCCGAAGAGTGCCCCGGCAAGCGATCTTGCCCGTTCGGTGAGGTCTGCTTCGCGGAGCGAGCCAAGAAGAAGGCCAAGGACGCCAACCTGATCGTGATCAACCACGCCGTGCTGGCCTCCGACCTGTCGATCAAGGCCAGTCAGGTGGCCATGGGCATCCCTGCTGACAAGGCCACCGCCATCCTGCCGCAGTTCAGCGGCGTCGTGGTGGACGAGGCGCACGAGATGGAAGAGTACGTCACCTCGTCGCTGGGCGAGACCGTCACCGCTGGCTCGTTCGGGCGACTGGGGACCGAGATCGCCAACTTCCTCGGGGGCCGGGACGCAGCCCGAGAGATGATCGAGAAGTCCGAGGCTGTGTTCAACGTGGTCCGACGCGAGTTGGCCAAGCACCGACGCCAGCGCGGCCACGAGCGAGACCGCACCGCCCCCTTCACCGCCGACACCCTCAACGCCCTGTCTGACCCCGTGTTCGACCTGATCAACACTCTGGTCGCCCTCAACGGCAAGGTTGTCGGTACCCAGATCTATAACGATGACAAGAAGGTGCAGAAGCGCGTCCGCCTGAACAAGCGCATGGAGAACCTCGTGGAGAAGCTGCGGTACATGATGACCGCCGACTTCACGCAGCTTGTCCGGTGGATGACAGTGGCCGAGGGCAAGCGTGGCGAGACGATCGAGTGGGCTCCGCTGACCATCTCGGACTTCCTCCGTAAGAACCTGTGGACCGGCGTCCCCGGTGTCCTGATGTCCGCCACCCTCGCCCTGGGCAGTGACTTCAGTTTCCTCGCGGAGCGGCTGGGCATCGATGAGTACGAGGGCTTCGACGCTGGGACCCCGTTCGACTTCAAGGTCCAGGCTCGCACGTTCGTGCCGCAGATCGCTGCCCCCGTCGCTGCCACCAAGGAGAAGTGGCGGGCCAGCGCCATCGCCATGACCGGCGAGCTTGTGCAGGCATCCGATGGTCGAGCGCTGTTCCTGTACACCTCCAAGGCCGAACTGGAAGAGGCACACATCCGGCTGGCCCCGCTGATCCAGCGGATGGGTCACCGGGTGCTCAAGCAGGGCGAGCGCCCGAACAAGGAACTGGCTAGGGAGTTCAAGGAGGACGAGCACAGTGTGCTGTTCGCGACTAAGAGCTTCTTCACCGGCATCGACATCCAGGGTGACTCGCTGCGCCTGGTCGTGATCGACAAGCTGCCGTTCCCGGTTCCCTCCGATGTGATCTTCAAGGCCCGCTGCGATGCCATCGACAAGGGCGGCAACCCCTTCTCCAACGGCGGCTCGTTCTGGAAGCTGACCGTGCCCTCGATGGCTCTGTCGATCTTGCAGGCGTACGGGCGACTGATTCGCACTGTGCATGACAGCGGCATGGTGGCCATCATGGATTCACGCCTGTACGGGCGCGAGGCGAAGAACTACGGCTCCAAGATCATGACCGCGCTCCCAGAGGCCCCGGTGATCACCAACCTGACGGAAGCAGTCAGCTATCTGGAAGGGCTCAACTCATGAAGAGCAACAAGCTAGTGGACGACATCCTCCGAGCCGCCAACGCGCAAGGCTGCCGGGTCGAAAGGACCAAGCGCAACCACTGGAAGATCTTCATTCCGGAGGGGGAGCTAGTGGTCGTCCCCGGAATGCCCTCGGATCATCGATCGTTGCGAGACGTGATAGTCCGGCTACGTCGAGCGGGCATCATTGTCGGTGGTCGCTGATAGCATTCCCGGAATAGAACCGAATTCGAAAAGGTTTGGCCTACATCTACCGGAGGTACCGATGACCAATCTCATTCCGCAGACTGCGGACCTGGAAGTCCACGACGACGACAACCTTGAGTCGTTGCTGACTCGGGTCGCGTCCAGGAAGGTCGTTGCCGAGCCCGAGGTGCCCCACAAGACACCGAAGGTCGTCGCCGTACCGCCCAGGCAGAAGGCTGCGCTGAAGCACCTGGCGCGCGATCTGGACGGCTTCGAGCTTCCCTCCGAACGTCGGACACTCACCGAAGCCGAGCAGCGCAGCATGGTGCTCATGACACATGACGCCAAGGCCGCAGCCAAGGCCGTCTCTGCCGCGACCGCAGCGATCAAGACCGCCGTGTTCAACCACTTCGACGTGACCCTCGAATCCGACAACGACATCGAGGATCTCCCGTACGACGAGGCCAGCGGCCACTACCTGGTGGACTGCGAACTGCTCGTGGAGGGCACTGGCCTGAAGTTCACCCGCGAGCTTCGTCAGGGATCGCCCGATCTCACCCACGAACATCTTCTCGCGCTCTACGAGGACGGCAAGCTCACCCGCGACGAGTACCTCAAGGCCACTCGCCAGGTTCGCGTCGTGGATGAGGACGGCGTGATGAAGGTGATCCGCAACCGGCCCGACATCCTGGCCGACATCGAAGAGGTCATCGAGCCGGGGAAGGTCACCGCCTCCTTCTGGGTCAGGGAGGTACCGAAGGAGCAGGATGCCGGTTAAACAACCATTCATCATTACCAGTCCCGATCTGGCAGCTACGGATCGGGACTGGTGGTTTGTGGACCCGCACGCCGGTCCCAAGATGCGCTCTTCTCTCGTGGCAGTGGTGTTCTTCGGCTGGACCCAGCGCACCCTCAATTTGAAGCTCAACCAGATAAAGGATGAATACGATATTCCTTTCCAAGAAAATCGAGGAAAGGTAGCGGGAAGACTTTTCACCCTTTACGATGTTGAGCGTATAAACCGCCTATTCTTGAATAGGGGTATAATCGACTATCGAAAGTTCTACGGGGCCACCCAGATCCTCAAGGCAATGGGTGCGAACCATAACCTGATCTGAGGCTCTAATGGCACGTGTCGTTTCTCTTACCGATGACCTAGACGGCAGCACAGGCGCAAAGGCGCACCGATTCTCGGTCGAGGATCTCGATTACGAGATCGATCTCAACGACCAGAACTGGGCTGCGTTCCTCCACGCCATCGAGCCCTTCCGATCCGTCGCCCGCGTAGAGCGCAAGGGCGCATTCAAGCTCACCTCCGAAGATCGCGTGAAGATCCGCCAGTGGGCCAAGGAGAACGGCTTCGAGATCAAGGACCGAGGTCGCTTCCCACATGCCGTCATCCAGGCGTACTTCGACGCCATCGAGGGTGATACCGACGCGGCATGAGCGTCCTAATCCTGGACGGGAACAATCTTGCTATACGCAGCCACCTCGCCCCGAAAGGTGAGATGTCGGCAGCGGGCATGGAGACAGGCACCCTCGTCCTCTTCGTCAACACCCTAGCCCGCTACGTCAAGATCGAGAGGCCGGATCGGG